GCACCCGCGATGCCCCTGCCGCCCTTTATGACTGGAGCACAGTGATGATCATCGACCTTCATGTGAGCGAGATCAATGCGGCCATCGCCCTGTTCAGCGGCGTGGCTGAGAAGATCAGAGAGCAGGCCATCGCGCAGTCCCAGCCGCCCGAACCGCCTGCACCGATTGAGGTGCCCACTGAAAACGCAGGCGGCACTGACTGAGTTTTTGGGGGAACAGGTTTTGATTTAAGAGTAACAGCATCCACTGTTTAAACTTGATTGGATTGCGCGTAGCTCAGTGGAGAGCACCTCGTTTGAGGAAGGTTCTGGTTCAACTCCAGTCGCGTGTAGAAACCCTAGTACCCCACCTCTTGAGTAACGGTAATGAGTAACGATTATGTGTACGACATCGAAACCTACCCCAACGTCTTCACGCTGGCGGTGGAGCATGCAGAAGCGCCGCTATGCTGGTCTTTTGAAATCAGTGACTGGCGCAACGACTCCCGCGAGATCATCGCGTTTCTCCAGTATCTCAAGGATACGAACGCCCGCATGGTCGGGTTCAATAACCTGGGGTTCGACTATCCCGTCCTGCATACGCTGATTCGCATGGGTCGCTCTGACGCGACCACGCTGTATCAAAAGGCTCAGGCCATCATCGGGTCGCAAGACGACGGTGACGGTAAATGGGCGCACCAGGTCAACCCATCTGATCGGTTCGTGCCGCAAATCGACTTGTTCAAGATTCACCACTTCGACAACAAGGCCCGCGCCACCAGTCTGAAGGTATTGGAGTTCAACATGCGTAGCGACAACATTGAAGACCTGCCGTTCAAGGTGGGCACCACGCTCACGCAGGATCAGGTGCCCGTGCTCAAACGGTACAACAAACACGACGTGGCGCAGACCAAGGCGTTCTACAAGCACACGTTTGACATGCTCAAGTTCCGCGAGGAGTTGACGCACAAGTACAACCGCGACTTCATCAATCACAACGACACGAAGATCGGCAAGGACTACTTCGTGATGAAACTTGAGGAGGCTGGCGTCGCCTGTTACGACTACTCGGACAAGGGACGCACACCTCGGCAGACCAAGCGCCCGACCATCGCGCTCAAAGATGCCATCCTGCCGTGGATCGCGTTCGAGCAGCCTGAGTTCAACCGGGTACTGGGCTGGCTCAAGCAGCAGATCATCACCGAAACCAAGGGCGTCTTCACTGACCTTATCGCCCGGGTCAACAACTTTGAATTTGTATTTGGACTGGGCGGTATTCATGGATCAGTTGAGTCGGAAGTCATCGAGTCGGATGATGAGCACGTCATCGTGGACCTCGATGTCACTTCGTACTATCCGAACCTGGCAATCACGAATGGGTTCTACCCCGCGCACCTCGGCAAGACCTTTGTCATTATCTACAAGCACCTGTTCGAGCAACGCAAGCAGTACCCCAAGAAGTCCGCAGAGTCAGCGATGCTGAAGCTGGCGCTCAACGGGGTGTACGGTGACAGCAACAATCAATTTTCAGTGTTCTATGACCCGCTGTTCACCATGAGCATCACGCTCAACGGACAACTGCTGCTGTGCCTGCTAGCCGAAGGGCTGATGCACATCCCCGGCCTGCGACTGATCCAGGTGAACACCGACGGCCTGACCGTGCGGGTGCCGCGTGAGAACAAGTGGCTTGTGGACATGGCCCGCGCAGCGTGGCAGACGCGCACCGGCTTGAACCTCGAGGAAGCGGTCTACCGGCGCATGTTCATCCGTGATGTGAACAACTACCTCGCGCAGTACGAGGGTGGTGGCGTCAAGCGCAAGGGTGCATACGAGTGGGACATGGAGTGGCACCAGAACGCTGGGGCGCTCGTGATCGCCAAAGTGGCCGAGAAGGTGCTGGTCGAGGATGCACCGATCAGGCAGACCGTGGAGCAGTGGCCCGACATCATGGACTTCATGCTGCGAACCAAGGTGCCGCGCAGCAGCTACCTCGGCCTGGAGCGTGACGGCGTGACTGTGCAGTTGCAGAACATCACGCGCTACTACATTGCCGTGGGCGGTGGCCGACTGTTCAAGTGGATGCCGCCCCTCAAGGGCAAAGCCGAGTGGCGCAAGATTGGCGTCGAGAGTGGCTGGGGTATTCAGCCGTGCAACGACATCAAGGACGCTGGCAAGTTGCCGGTGGACTTCGACTATTACGTCAGAGAAGTGGAGAAACTATGTCTGGGACTTGCCTGAACACCAAGGTGCTGGAGGCCGGTGGGCACATTGAGACACGATGCCTCGCGCAAAACCTGCCCAACTTCACCGAGCAATACGTCTTCACCAAAGAATCGTTGGCGCGGTTCATTGAGAACATCAAGCAGGAGCAACCGGATGAATCGGTTTCAAGCCTGGGAGCGTGACAACCTGGCGCGGTTTTGCCAGGACTGCTACGGCAAACTGAAAGATCAAGAACGCGAGATTGAGGCGCTGCGCGAAGACCTTCGCACGGTGCTTGACGCATACAGGAAACTGGTGGTGGAACATGCTCGAAAAACAGATTGAAGCCAGGGTCTGCGATTACGCCAAAGAACTCGGGGTGCTGGTGTACAAGTTCACCAGCCCCAATCGCATGGCGGTGCCCGACCGCATGTTCATCTACAAAGGGCGCGTGTTCTTCATCGAGTTCAAGCGCGAAGGGCAAAAGCCCACGGCTGCACAGGATCGTGAGCATCAGCGGCTGCGCCAGCACTTGATCAGCGTATTCGTGGTGGACAGCGTGGAGAATGGCAAATCAACCGTCAACACGATGCTGCAACTCATCGAGGCCCGCCTATGCTAACCCCTGACTTGCTTCACGCCTACCAGCAAAAGGCTGTCAACTTCCAGTCCACGCACCCGGCATCGATGCTGTGGCTAGACATGGGTCTGGGTAAGACGGTCATCACGCTCACCACCCTGGCGCACCTGATCCGCACGGGCTTCCTGCGTGGCGTGATCATCGTGGCCCCGATCCGCGTCATTCGGCTGGTGTGGCGGCAAGAAGCGACGAAGTGGGAGCACACCAAGCACCTCAAGTTCAGCATGGTCACGGGCACCAAAGACCAGCGCACCCGCGCCCTGCTGCGCCCCGCTGACGTGTACATGATCAACTACGAGAACCTCGGCTGGCTTGCTGAAACCTTACAGACCTACTTTGTCAAGAAAGACCGGCCCATGCCGTTCAATGGCATCGTATGGGACGAGATCAGCAAGATGAAGAACTCGAGCACCAACCGGGTCAAGGCGTTCCGCAAGATCGCCGACAAGTTCGACTGGACCACCGGCCTCACGGGAACACCGGCCAGCAACGGCTACAAAGACCTGCACGGCCAGTTCCTCGTGGTGGACAGGGGTGAGCGCCTGGGCACCAGCAAGACGGCCTTCAAGACGCGGTTTTACAAGAAGGTCGGGCCGTACAAAGAGGTGCCCTACGAGGACACAGAAGACACGATCAAGAAACTGATCGGCGACATCACCCTTGAGATGAGTGCAGAGGACTACAACCCGCTGCCCAACCTCATGGTCAACAACATCGAGATCGAGATGCCCGATGACCTGCGGGCCAAGTACGAGAAACTTGAGCGTGAGTTTTTCCTGGTGCTCGACAGCGGCAAGGAAGTCGAAGCGTTCAACCAGGCGGCGCTGACCAACAAGTGCTTGCAGTTCTCCAACGGAGCCATGTATCCCATCGCTGGCATGCCGCTGTGGGAGCCGGTGCATGACTTGAAACTCGAGGCGCTCGAGGAGATTCTCGACGAGGCGCAAGGATCGCCCGTGCTGTGTGCGTATGCGTACAGGTCGGACGCCCAGCGCATCATGGAGAAGTTCAAGCATCTCGACCCGATCAACCTGACCGAGTGCAAGAGCGAGGCGTCGCTCACCAACGCCATGCACCGTTGGAAGTCGGGCGACTGCTCCCTGATGATCGGTCATCCCGCATCAATGGGTCACGGTATCGACGGCCTTCAAAAGAACGGCCACATCCTTGTCTGGTACGGCCTCAACTGGAGCCTGGACCTTTACGAGCAGTTTAACGCTCGTGTGCGTCGTCAGGGTCAAGGGGTGCCCGTGATCTGCCACCGCATCCTGATGCAAGCCACGCTGGATCAGGCGCAGGCATTGGCTCTTGACGAGAAGGCCACCACGCAAGCAGGGCTTCGCAACGCAGTCAAACAATACCGCTTGACAAAGGGTGCGTAGTCCGTGTTACACTGTGTCACACCAACCAAAGGAGTAACTGTAATGTTGAAAGAAACTGTGGATTATGTGAAGTCACTGTACCGAGTACCCAGTGCCGAGGCGCTGGCGTTGCGTGAACTTGAGGAGTCCAAGCGCAAGCTGCTCCAGGCACAGTCGGGGCGCGATTACGCTGTCTCGATGTGCGACTACTACGAGACCAAGATCGTGCGCTTGACCAACTATTTGCACAACGCGACGGAGGTGAAATGAAATGCCCCGTATGCGGAACACCGACAATAGTGCTCGAGACTCGGAGTGGTCGCCGACGCCGGGAATGTATGAACCTGCACAGGTTTGTTACCCAAGAAAACGTCGTGAAAATTGGCCCTTCAGAATCTACGAAAAAGACGGCAAAATGTACCAAAACGTCGCACCTCGCCGACGTAAAGTGGATTTGAGTGACGTGGAGGATGCGCCGCTATGAACTGTTGTGACGAATACGGTGATTGCCACCAGGGCCGGAACTGTCCGGTGCGCGTTGCTAAGGTGGGCCAACGCTACCCCAAATACATCGAACCTGATCCACCGAGCCTATGGCGTGAGCACTTGCGTGATCTGGCTCGGTGGCTTCTCTATGCTTTACTGGGCTGGCTGATCTGGGGCAGCGCTTTGCTTCTTGTCATAAAGTGACCAAGCAACACCAGCCAGGGTGGACAGTGCGCCCACCACGGCGTCCAGGGTGCCACCAGTGATGCCAAACGACATCAGGAAGCCACCGCCAACGGTGGTCAACAGGTGGCGCACGATGGCTTGTACGATGGTTGCGTTCATGGATAACTCCTTTTAAGGTAATCAATTGCCGCTCGAAGTCGTGCGACACTATCATCAAACATACCAAGACCTATGTTGCACTTTGAACATAGAACGCCCCGGATTTTGCCAGTGTTGTGGTCATGATCAATACACAATCGACGCGTTGAACCGCACACCTTACATGATTGGGCGTTTAGTTCTTCTTTGCTTGCGCCATAAACCGACCGTTCCCAGTTTTTGCGTACTGCAACAGGATCAGTTTTGCGGCGTTCGCGCATGTATTCACGATGTCTCTTTTTCTCACTTTCGTGATCTCGTTCTTTGTATCGACACTCTTTGCACTTTTTGCGCGGAGTTGGTCGATTCTTTTGATGTTCAAATTCAAAAAGTGGTTTCTCTACTTTGCAACAAACGCAAATTTGTTTCACGGGTATTGTTTCCACGGTAACTGAAAGTGCGGCCCATCAGGAAATTTTTTCCATGAGCCTCCCCACTCCACAGGAATACCAACTTGCTTGGACGCTTCTTGCATTGCGTCGTTAATCTTGGAGTATAGGGGCCACGACCAGTCCACCTGACCATCGACCCACGCGCCAAGATCAACCGCGTGGCCGTCCAGGTGGCGACTGTTCATGGTCTGACTCGCGCCAGCATCGAACATGGCTTTCTGGCGCTCGATGGTCCGCAGACCCTCCAGCACCGTGAAGTCCACCAGGCTGATCTCGATGGCATGTTTGACCACTTTCACCAGATCAGGATGGACGCCTTTGAGGCGCATCATTGAGCGGGGGCCAAGTTGGTACATCAGTGCTTCCCGAGAAAGAACCCCGCGACGCCAGTCAGCATTGACCATATACCAATGCCGAACCAGATGGCACCTTTGGAGCGACTTGCCATGTCCAGCAGTTGCTCCATCTGTCGTTCCATCTTGTCCATTTTCTTGTCCATCATTTGTACGCGCTCCCACAAGACGCCGTACTTCACTGGATCAAAATTTGTATCATCGAACGACATCGCCTTGTCACTCCTGTGTTTCAATGACGCGCACAGGCTGGCGGGCCATCGCATTGTTGTTGTTCCTGTCGGGTGCCAGTGCATTGACGCCCGCAGCCGTGGTGCCACGCACAACGGCTTTGGCACCTTGACTCCATTGTGATGGATCGGAAATCAACTTGAGCACTCGGTTGCGCTCCTCGGCAGGCAAACGCTCCAACAGGTTTTGTGCGCCCTCGGGCGTCTTGAGCGCCTCGGTTAGCGTTGCCATTGTCTTTTTACCGATCTTGTTCTCAAGAGTATTCAACACTTTGTTGGTTGTCGTAGCTACTGCGCTTAAGTACGACGGCAAACGTAGTTTTGAAATGTTGTCAAGCAGCAGTTGATTCAAGGCGTCCTGGCCTGCGCTGACCTGACCCTTGACGGCAATCTCGGTCAGGCGCTTTTGGGCTTGATCACGCAGCACGGACAGCGCGTTGTCGCTGAGTTCGGTGGCGATGTTGTAATTGCCCGGGCCAAGGAACTTCTCGACCACCTCGGGCGACTCGTTTTGCACCAGGCGAACAAACGCGTCCTTGTCGGTTTTCCACAGTTTCAACGCTTCACCAGTCAGTTTGCGTTCGGCGATCTGCTGCATGCCCTTGGCATAGTCGGTCAGGTACTGGCGGTAGCCGGTGCCGCCCGCAGCCTCAATGGCGTCGATCAGCGTGGGCTTGAGTTTTGCCATGACCTCTGCGGCCAGGTTGTGCTGGGTCGTGGCGTCTACGCCAGGGCGCAACTGCTGGATCGCAGCGTTGATCGAGTTCTTGCGGATCGCATCGAGCGCCTTGGCGTCAATGACGCCACCGCTGCCGGTCCACTTGGCAATATCGTCAGCGACGTTTTTGACCGCGCCCAGCAGCAAGTCGTTGCCTGCAAACTCTGGTTTGTTGGCGGCAGCACGAATACTGGCGGCAACATCAGCACCCTTGAGCGGTTTGATGCCCACCGAGCGCAGAGAATCAGCGGCACCCTGGGCAAACCGCGCACCTTGGCCCAGATCGAGCGAGGCGTCAGCAGCTTTGGATGCCCACTCGTCGGCCATGCGGGCCAGGTCGCCCTTGTAGGTGTACTTGGTGAACCCGACGGGCAGGTTGCGCTTGATCAGGTCCAGTCGAGCAGACGCCTCGGCGATGTTGCCAGCGTTGATCAGGTCGCGCACCTTCTGCACCTCGGCAGCAGCCTCGGCGCTCAGTTTGCCAGCCTGAGCCTCGTAGTCGGCCACCGCTTTGCCCAAGTTGGCACGAGTCAATGCAGCCTCGCGCACTGGCCCTTGGGTGACGTTGAGCGCCTCCTTCATGGCAGTCGTGGTGCCCCGCGCTTCCGCAGCCGTTGCGCCACCGGCAAGTTTTGCCAGGGCGTTCAGGGACACCTCGCCTTGGGACGCCTTGAGCGCCTCGAGGAAACGCGGATCGCGGGCCGTGGCGCGGTCGATCAGCGCCTGCCAGGTCGGGCTGTTGATGTTGGCCGTGGCCTGGGCTGCACTGACGCCTTGGCCTTGCGCTGCCTTGAGCGCGTTGAGCACTTCGGGCAGGTCGGGGCCAAGGGCGTTGCGGGCAATGTCAGCAGCCTTGTTCTGCGGAATGTTCCGCAAGTCCATGACCTTGCCAACGGCTTTGCCGATCACCGGACCCAAAACGCGCCCACCCGCTTCAAAAGTTGCACCTTCGAGGATGTTACGAGCGGGTTCGACAACGGTGGCAGCGCCGGTGCGCGGGGGCTTCATGCCCATGCCAACGTCAGCAGCCTCGATCAGTTCCTTGGCGATGCCGTAACCCAGACCAGCACCAGCCACTCCACCGGCAGCAGTGCCCACTGGACCCGCGCCAAACGTGCCTGCGGTGCCGCCCAGCAACCCACCACCCACTGCGCCAGCAGCCTCCACCAAAGGCGCGGCATACGGACGCACGGCCTGGTAAATCTTTTGCCCAGTTGTCAGGTCTTGACGGCCACCAGGGATCGCATCAGGTGTCACCTGAGCGACAGACGGCTGCATGGACTGCGGCAGCGCGGGCTGTGGTTGCGCGATGCTGGGCAGTTGAGCCTGGATCAGCGATTGGGCTTGCTCAGGCGTCGTGCCTTCCGGCACCTCGAACCGCGCAACGCGGCCATCAGGAAGCTGAAAGCGGGCGACTGGCATTATTCAAACCCCAGGAATTTGACGCCACCAGCGGCAGCAGGAGCCGCAGCAGGGGCACCGCCACCCGTCGCAGCCTTGCGTTGTGCGTTCGCCACACCCTTGCGAATGACTTCTTGCAGATCACGAGCGGCAGACAGGAACTCCTTCTCGCTTTGCGAGGTGGACATGCGATTGATGGCGTCGGTGCCCTTTGCGCCTTCCTTCTCAGTGATTGCACCGCCACCCTTGAGCGACTCAAACGCTTCAAGAAACGATGCGCCCTTAATTTGATTGAACCGCGACATGAAGTCGGCAGCATCGGTGCCATCGACAAACCGTGCGCCAGGAAGCCAAGTGGTGCCCACGGCGTTCTCGAAGCCAGGGTGCGGCTTCGTGGCGGCTTGGATAACTTTACCGTTCTTGTCGCGCACTTCCTGTTTGCCGACCATCTCGTCGATGAGGCGCAAGCCCTCCTCGGCACGGCTGATGATTTTGGGTAACGCTTGCTGTGCGGCCACGTCGCCCTTGGCGATGGCTTGACCGGTTGCCTTTGCCGCCTCCATACGCTGCTGGAACACAGGGTCGGCATCGCGGCGCTGGTTTTCCTCGAGCACGGCAACACGACGGCCTTCAAGACCAAGACGTTGACCTTCGAGTTTGATGCGCTCACGGTCACGAGCGTCGCTCATCAGTTGCGCTTGTGTCGGAGTAACAGCAACTTCACTGCCTGGAACAACAGTTGCGGCACCACCAAATGCCGGAGTTTGAAGTATGCGATTCGTCGCGCCAGTGGTTTGAGCAGTGACGTGCGGACGCAGTTCACCAGCCTTAGCGCCTTGGCTTGCAAGGTACGCGCTGCGCTCAGACAACGGCATTTGCAGCAAAGTTTCAGAGTTGCGACGCGTTTGGGCTTTTTCTTCAGGAGTGAACAACGGCGACGATTCGATGTCCTCAAGGTACGCCATGATGTTGGCGTCTGACGGACGCTGGCTGATGTCGCGTTTGGCTTGACCCAACAGCGCTTGTCGAGCGGTGGCGGCTTCGGTCAATGCTTTTTGACGGGTGGCTTCAGCAGACTCAGCGGCGGTGCGTTCTTTGCGGTACTGAATACCCAGTTGCGGGTTTACTCTGAACAACTGGCTTTCGTAATCTGGCGCGTTGGGATTCAGTTGGCGCAGTTTATTGCGCTCCTCGGCAAGCGCCTCGGATTCACCAATTTGAGCCTGCGCTTGACGCAACTGCATAACTTGCGCGGCCTGAGCCAGCGCGTTGGGCATTTGAATGTCGAGAGGCTTAACGCCAAGGGAAATTGCGGGATTGATAGGCATGTTAATTCCTTAATCGCCAGAACCGCCAGTGCCGCCAAAAAATGAATTTAGCGAAGTTCCTGACCAACCATAGTTGGGCGTGTTGCGACCAAGTGCTCTTTCCAGCAAAGCATTTTGCGCTTGGTTTTGCGTATAGTTGAGATAGGTTCCCAAACCACCAGTCAAAGCATTTGCGCCACCAACATACCCCGATGCTCGTGCGGCAGCACCGCTGGTCAATGCTTCTCCAACGTTCGACGCCATCGTTTGACCTGCTTGACCAATTTGTTGGGCCGTGCTTTGACCGACACCGGCCAATGATTGCAATGGGGCAAGTCGGGCTTGACGCTCGGCCTGGTATCGATTGAAAGCATTGGTGTATTCTTGCGAACCCATTTCCTGACCATATCGGGTCAAGGCTTTGCCGGTTGCACCCGACAACAAACCGCCACGGGCCGCAGCAGACCGTTCAAGGGCTTTCTGGCCTTCAGACAAACGGAACGCATAACCTGGGTCGGCTTGAAACTGATCCATGCCGAAAGATTTGTAATCAGTGACGAGCGGGATCAATCGGTTGAGTGCGGTTTCACCAGCCTTGCGCCAAGGTTCCGACAGTTCGACTTGCCGGTCGAACATTTCTTTTTGCAACTCAGCCGCACGATCTGTTGCGGCGGCTTGTGTACTGGCAGCACTTTTAGCCGCACTGCCACCCAACAGTGAACTGCCTACGATTGCGGCGGGGATCATCCATGCCATGTCATGCTCCTTCGCTCAAACACTGAGCAATCTGTCGAATCTGCGCTGCATCAACGGGTGCAATGATGACCTCATCGATTTCGTCCTCATCGGTGCATTCGGTTGCGTGAACACAGTACCAAATAACATCGGTCAACGACTTTACGCCATGATGTTTGCCAGCAGCGATTGTTAAACACGCGGGTGCGTGAACAACAGTGCTTGCGCCATCAACAATCAATTCAATCGAACCCTGCGCCAAAATGGACAAATGGTCAAATTTGTGCGTGTGTTGGACCAACCATTTACCAGCGGGGATAAATGTTTCTTTGGCGTAGACACCACCGCCAAAATGATGTCGAATGTCGGGTTCGATGAAATTCATTTAAGTCACCTCGCGTCCGCTAACCCGCATGTTGATGGCACTTGCTGTTCCAGCGATTGTACTGATGAAGTCGCCAGGGTTCAAAACCTGTCCCACCAGTTCGGGGAACGTGTAGACCTCGGTCGGTTGAAGCGTCTTGGTCTTGGTGATCAGGTTGTTGTTGCCCGCCGAGCCAGCAGCCGTGACGAGGTTGACGCTGATGGTCGCAGCAGCCGCGCTGTAATTGGTCGCCGTGAACTTGTCGATGATCGTGGTCACGCCAGTCGCCGTGTACTGGGTGGTCTGGGCGTTCTCGACCGTTTTGGCCGGAACAATGTTTTTGACGGTGACTGTCATATCATCACTCCAAAAGTAGGGCGTTGTTCGATGTGTATTGCGTCATTATCCAACTTGTGCCGTCAGAAACCAAGGTGGCATTGGCACCGGCAACCGCAGCCAGGATCGCCGTGCCAGCCGCCCCGCCCGCTAGGGGCACCACGTTGCTGGACGCTGACACAAGGGTCTGGGCCTGGTAGTTCTGAAAGTGCAGCACCCGGCCCGAGTTGGTGCTGGCGCTGGGCAACGTCACGGTGCAAGACGACCCTGACTTGTTGTTGATGAGCCAAGTCTCCCCAGCCGCCACGGAGAAGTTGGCGGTCTTGGTCACCGGTGCGCCACCGGCCCCCGCAATCACCGACGCCGGGGTGACGTTGGTCCAGTAGGTGCCGTTGTACTGGATCAGGTCGTTGGTCGCCAAAGTGCCGAACTGCACGTTCGAGTCGGTGCCGCCCAACTCAGACCCAGCGGTCACGCGGATCAGCATGGTGCCGTTGTTGGACGCCGAAATGACCGCAGCCATCTGCACTTTGACGTTGGGGGCGCTGGGCTTGGTTTTGGTCAGCCCACCGGTCACGGCGGGGTTGTACCAGAGAATGTCGCCATCGACATAAGCCGAAAGGTTTACACCGCGCAAGGTGCCCAAAAACTGCACCAGCCCGAACCCGTTGAGCGCGATGCTCTCGGCGGCGATGCCCATGATGTAGCTGCCGTCGGTAATGCCGGTGGCCGGTGCGCCCGTGGGCACCCCGGATGCGCCTACGGCACCCGTGAACATGACGACCTCGCCTTTGGTGATGGCGCTGCTGGCCTTGATGTAGTAGTAACCCGACTCGTTGACGCGCCCGACCACATTGGTGGTCATCTGCACCCCGAGGGTCGTGCCGCCGTCCCAGGCCACGGTGCCCACGTCGGGTGGCGTCACTTCAGGCGCATTGTCGAACGTGACCCAGGGCAACCAGGACTGCTGGAGTTGCGACATGGTGCCCAACTCGGGCCGGGGCAGCGTCTGAAGCTGCTGGCGCACGACATCGAGTGCGGCTTGGAGTTCCGAGGTGCCGGGGACGGGCTGGGTCTGCAACCCTTCGACATCGATGATGATGTCGGTCAGGTCTTCCTGCTGAGGCATCGGTGGCCCCAGTTGCAGGTCAGTCAGCGAGGTCTGGTTAGTACCGCCGCCGGTCAGCATGAACAAGTTCAGGAAAAACCGATACCACTCACGCGAGATCAGCCCGGTTCGCGCATCAGTCAGCGGAACCCTGGGTGGGGTGATGTTGGTGATGTCGAGTGTCGCCATCAGGCATTTGTCCCACTGATAAGCAGTTCAGCCCCCATGATCGCAGTCTTCACCGGGTCGGTCATGGACAACTCGTACACGCGGTCGCGCAGTTTCAAGGTCATGCCCAGGCGACGGAAAAACACGCGGCGGTAGAACTGGCCGATCTTGCCAATCGGCGCGGTGTGGTAGTTGGACCAGGTGTGACCACCATCGTCAGACCAACGCAGCATGACCTCGGGGTCGCTGCCTTGTCCAATGTTCAATCCAACACCCGACTCGAGGTCGATTTGCAGGCTGTGGTGCGCGGTGCGCTTGAGGTTGTTTTGCCCAGTCGGCAGCGCCCGCCAGGTCCGCAGCCACTTCTGAATCTGGCCGTTGTCGGCGTAGGTGTCGAGATCGAAAGCGTAGATGCTGCCGTCCTCGTAGTCGCCCACGATGATCTTGTTGTTGAACGCCATCTGGCAGTTGCTGCGGTGGCGCGTGAACGACCCGTTGCTCCAGCCAGCCCGCTCATGCCACGCGCCAGTGGCAACGTCGTAGACCCAGGTCGTGTTGGCACTGGGAAAGATCAGGACGTAGAACGAGTGGCCATCTTGCTGGTAGGTGTAAGCCAGCGCGTCGGTCAGGTTGCCGTACTGCTGAATGTGCCACTCGACAGCATGGGTGCTGATGCGCTGGCCCGTGTAGCCGTTGGCGCGGTAGACGATGCCCTGGCCCCGAGCGTCAGCGCCCAGCCAGAAGATGCCGTTGTCCATCTTGGCAATGGTATAGGCCGAGATGCAGCCGATCTCGTTGAACGCACCCTGGATGCGCTGAAGTGGGAAGTCTTGAGTGCCTGCGTCGTACCAGACCTCGACACTGTTGGTGCCGTAGACCCACACCTCGCGGTGGTCCACGATGATGCCCACCACGCCGTCAGGGGAGCCTTCGGCGCTGGCAAAGTCGAGGGGGTCAACCGAGGTGCCGTCAAACAGGCTGGTGATCCAAATTCTCTGGCTGTTTGGCTCGTTGAACACGAAGTAGCCGTCCAGGTAGCCCACAGTCACCGCGCCAGGATAGTCGGGGTCGGTGATTTGCGCGAACACGTTGGTCGTGTTGTTGTAGATGTAGCCTGGGCCGTTGGCCGCGATGAACAACTGGGTGCCGTTGTCGGCCATGCTGACCGGCCCAGTGCCAGCGATTGTGCCGAGCAGGGTTGCCGAGTAGCTGGTGTTGATCTTGTACAGGCTGTTGCCCGAGACCACAAACGCCACGGTGTTGTCGGACGAGAAGGCCCACAGCCCTCGGATCGGCCCATTACCGATGGTGGCAAGGTTTTGCAACCCTGGGCAACGTTGAAGATACGCAGGCTCTTTGCCACCCTCGGGAATGACCTCGGGGAACAGGTTCACCATGCGGGCGTCCGCAGCATTGACGCTGCGGGTCACATAGGTCGAGCCAAGAATCGGCGTCTTCATCAGTAGTTACCCGCATAGACATTGAAGCGCTGGCGCGTGGCGATCAGCGAGTACGGCATCGACATCACGTCATCCGGATTGTTGATGCGCTTCAAGTCGCGCTTGCTGGTCATGGCGATGCGCTGCACCTGGGGTGACGGCTCCACGCCAAACTCGGGCGCGATCTCCATTGCCAGGTTGTAGGCAAACGCCCGCAGGTAACCCGGAGGGAACAAAATCTGTGTGGACAGGTCAGCAGGCTGGTCCAGTTGCTGAACGCTGATGAAGTGAAACTCGAGCAGGCGGGTGGGACGCGGGTAGATGTAGATGTCGATGTCTGGGTAGGTCATGTTGACGAACATGACCTGGGGGTACGTCGAAGTGACAGTCTTGACCGCGATGCCGTCGTACTGCTGCTGGTTAATCAGCTTGATCCCGTAGGACACGTTGGTCTGCGGATCACGGAAATAAGTGGCGTCGTCCACCAGGATCGGGCGCTCGGCAACGCCGTTCAGGCGCACCAGTGAGCCGGTGGGGCCAAGGGTGGCGTTGATCTGGTCAACGGGCCAGTTGCAGATTTGATCGATGGTGGAGAAGACTGACAGGCGCTCGGTATTCCACGACTCAATCATCTGATTGAGCGCCATCAAGCAGTCTTGAGACACGGATGCGGAAGGCGTTTCACCTTCGGCCAGCACACCTAGTAGCCGCAACGCCCGGTTAATTTGTTCGCCTGCGGTGTAGGTTGCCATGTCACTCTCCTTCGTCGGACTGCGGTGCCAGGAAGTCAGGCACTGGGGTTTCTACCGATTCCTCGGCTTTCTTGCGGCGACCGCGCCGCGCAACCGGAGCCACATCGGCATCCGAGGCCACTTCTTCGACGGACGAAGGCGTGTCAGGATTGTAGCGTGTCCAGCCGTTTTGTTCATCATATTCGGCCTCAAGATCGAGCGTTGCGATCTTGGTGCCGTGCTGTGGGTGCTGAAGGTAGATGACGGGCATATTTGAGAACGGGGCCGAAGCCCCGTTTGGTTAAGCAACCACAGGATACTGCCACTTGGTGCCGTCCGAAATGAACAGCTTACCAGTGCCAGTTGCGTTGGTCGTTGTCGCCAGAGAGCCAACAGGAGCCGTGGTGGTGGTCGAGTTGGCAGTGATAGCCGAAGTCAGGAAATACAAGCCAGCAGTAGCGTTTGCCACCACAGGGCCAGTAGTTGCCGTGGACGCGACTGTTCCGCTGAATGTGGAAGCAGTGATCGTAGCGCCGGTAATCGTGGTGCCGGAAACAAGTTCCGGGTCCGAGTACGCGACACCAACAGGTTTGGTATTGGGCATGATGTGTCCTTTCAAAAACGGGGGCCGAAGCCCCCATTGGGTTTAGGCCACGCGGTACAAAGTCCAAGCACCGTCGCCACTCTTACGAGCGCGGAACAGTTGGGCAGTGCCAGCCGTAGCGACAACAGTCATCAGACCAACCAAGGTCCAACCAGTGCCAGCCACCAGCGTAATCACGCCAGAACTGGAACCATCCACGTTGACCACAGACAAGTCGAACGACACACCGGCTTTGGTAGCCGAGGGCAGTGCGGCCTCGAGGTCAGACACGGTGGGCAACGTGTAACTAGCAGCAGACGTGCCAGGGGAACCCAACAGAATACCGTTGAGAACTTGAGCGGCAGTCAGCGTAGCCGTAGCCGTAGCCGTAGCGGGAGCCGGGATGACTTTGAATTGCGCTTCATTGAGGTTGCCATCACCGATCTGATAGCCGCCAGAACCATTAGGGAGAGCCATGATAATTTCCTTTCAGAGTTGAGTTGACGAAAGGGGCCGAAGCCCCTTGGCCGTTTAGCCCCACAGACGGCAAGCCATCTGCGGACGAATCACGCTGTAACCGTACAGCACGTCAATACGACAGGGCATCCGGTCGTTGTTGATATCGTACTGGCGGACCACACGCATGGAGATGCCGTTGTGAACAGCACGAGCGGCCATATCGACGCCCTGGGGCAGCAACAGGTCAGCGGTGGCAAAGGTGATCGCGTCCTTGTGGTACACGAGGTTCTGGGCGTAGGCGCTGGCAGAAGAACCCAGCATGGTCACCGCAGCCGAGGCTTGCGGGAACGCATCGATGGTAGCCAGAGCCTGATCGGCGGTGTACATCGCGGGGCTGACAGTCAGCGTAGCGGTGGACGAGCCAGAAGCGGCAGCGGTCACCACGAACTGCTGGAGCGAACCGGTGGACTCGCGGGTCTGCGGGTTCACAGCGTACACGCCAGCCACGGTGAACACGTCGCCCACGTTCCAGGTTTTGCTGGAGCCGGTGAAGCTGATGCCCAGAGTGGTCGAGCCTTGGGTAGACACGGTGCTGGTCACGGTGATGCCAGTGCCCCAGTTGCCGGTGGTGTGCTGCTTGATCGACTGAGACATGTTGATCTCGTCGAAGCCCAACACGCCCATGCCCATCATGCCGTTCTTGAACTGGCGGCTGATGGTGTCGGTGGGGTTGAACAGACCCTTCATGCCTTCAACCAGGCCAGCGTTGGCGGCAGGGTTGACGGTGGCATAACGGGGCGACATGACAGCAGCGGCTTCGTTCAGTTTCTGCTGGGCTTGCAGCAGGACCAACGAGGTAGCGGGAGTCGTGCCGGGGGTGCCCACGGACTGATAGATGCTCTTGAAGCTGTTCGCCACATCGGCGTCGATAGACGAGGCCAACTGGCTGATACGAGGCTTCAGAACACGCTCTGCGAAGTCGTCCAACTGCATGGTCAGTTCGGCAGAGGTGAAGTTCACGCCGATGTGCTTCTGCGAAGAAACGGTCAG